GAACAGGAGCAAGCATCAAAATTTCAAAAGCAGGGGCGGCTCTGCGGTTTGCAGAGCCGCCCCGTGGCTAAAGGAGAATCTTATGAATCCAAACATTGATTTTTTAGGAATCTGTCAGCTCCTGAAAGCGCTCCGAACGGTCGGCTTTTCCGAGAATGAAATTAAAAAGATCGCACGTCGGATCGCTGTCGAGCTTGGTGCAAATTTCACACTTTACGCTTGATTTTTCTCCGTTTTGGTCATAGCTATTACGCCCTTGGTGTGGTAGTGTGTGTTGCTGCAGAGGGAGGTGAACAGCATGGCAAAGAAGCAGACCGACGGAAACCTTGCGCTGGAACAGCAGCGCGTCATAGTTATCCCGGCACACGATGAGTTCGTCGCGCGCAAGCTGCGCGTCGCGGCTTATGCCCGCGTCAGCTCCTCCAGCGAAGATCAGCTCAACTCCTATCGCGTCCAGAATCAATATTATTCCGAGCTTATTTCTAACAACCCGGATTGGGAAATGGTCGATATTTACGCCGATGAGGGCATCACCGGCACGTCGGTTGAAAAGCGCGAAGATTTTCAGCGCATGATGAAGGATTGCCGCAAAGGAAAAATCGACCGGATTCTGGTCAAGTCCATTTCCCGATTTGCCAGAAATACAAAGGATTGCCTTGCGGCTGTCCGAGAACTCAAAGAACTCGGTGTCAGTGTTCAGTTCGAGGAACAGGGTATTGACACCAGTAAGGTATCCAGTGAGATGGTCACGGCAATCATGGCATCGCTGGCACAGAAGCAGAGCGAGTCCATATCTGGGAACGTCAAATGGGGCGTACAGAAACGGATTCAGGATAAAACGTTTGTTACCTGCAAAGAGCCATATGGCTATCGGCTGGTTGATCGTCGGTTATGCATTGTTGAATCAGAGGCAATCATTGTCCGCATGATCTATGAAAAATATTTAGCGGGGATCAGCATGGAATTCATTCGGGATCAGCTAAACATCGCAAATATTCCGTTCAGAGAGAATGAACGACAGCGCGGATGGACAAGAAAGGCAATTTCCTATATTCTCTCCAATGAGAAATACATTGGAGATTCCCTCTGGCAGAAGACCTACTCCGGAGACACGTTCCCACATACACAGCGCAAGAATAAAGGTGAAAAGGCAAAATACTATGTGGAAGGAACTCATGCGGCAATTGTAGAAAAGAGCGTTTGGAATGCGGTGTCAGAACTGCGAATGCAGCGGGCTGGCGAAAAGCATCCAGAAACCTATTGCGTTCCAGTCCCCTTCCGCCAAAAAATTATTTGTGGATGCTGCAATTCATTGTTCCGGCTCCGGCAAAACAAAGGGCGCACATATTGGTCATGCAGGCAGCACGATACAGACCGTACTATCTGCTCAAATAGTCAGATTCCAGAAACGGTGTTCCAAGAAGCCTTCTGCCGTCTGTACTACAAACTTAAACACCACAGAAACTCCATCTTCACGCAGATGCTCTCCAACATCCAGAAAATCCGCTACAGCCGGATGCTTTGGAGCGAAGACGTCATCTCTCTCAACAAGAAAATATCCGACATACTCAGTCAGGTTCAATTCCTAACCCAGCTTCAACAGGCGGGCGGCGTTGATCCTGATACTTTTATCTCATCAAACAACAAACTCAGCGAACAGCTCCGCAGGCTGAAACAGGAAAAAGCAAGGCTTCTCGACACTGACAGCGACGAACTGGCAGATCGTACCCGCGATCTCATGGACGTGCTGGAGGACGGGCCGGATTTCCTAGACAGCTTTGATGCGGAGCTGTTCGATGCGCTTGTAGATAAAATCATCGTAGACAGCAACGAGTGCCTGCGCTTCCGCTTGAAAAATGGGCTGGAGCTGACGGAACAGATTGAAAGGACACAACGCTGATGGGAAATCGGAAGCTGCCGTTTGGCTATCAGATGCGCATGGGCGAGATCATCCGGAATGAGCCGGAAGCAAAGGCTGTGCAGGACATTTTCCTGCAATATACGCTTGGCGCATCGCTGAAGGAAATCGCAGAACAGATGAGAAAGACCGGCCCCGTCTATGACGAGGGCAAGAGCTGGAACAAGAACATGATCGCACGAATCTTGGAAAACGCCAAGTACACCGGTGCAGACAATTATCCTAAATTAGTTGACATAAAACTATTCAAGGCAGCCGCTGAAAAGCGTCAGACCAAGCAGCGCCTGCCGGAGCGGACGCCTGTACAGAAAGCGCTCAAGCGTGTATGCTCCAAGCCGTCTACGCCGGAAATCGAGCAGCAGGTCATGCACCTGCTCAGTCGGCTGGCAGAACAGCCGGAGCGCATCACACAGCCGGAACGGACTTCTGCACCGGTACATACGAATGCGCAAGCCGAGCTGGATGACATTCTGAACACCCAGCCGCTCGACGAGGACACTGCCAGAAGCCTGATCTGCAAGCTGGCGCAGGAGCAATACGATGCCATTGGCAACGAAGAATATGAAACAGAACGTCTGCGGCGGCTGTTTACAGCGTTCGAATGCACGGCAGAACTCAACACGGAGCTGCTGCAAAGCACAGTCTCCGCTGTGCTGGTGACACAACAGGCGGTGCGCTTGCAGCTTAAAAACGGGCAAATCATCGGAAAGGAAGACCTTGCATGACAGACGAAAAGCCGCGTGTCATTATAATCCCACCCAAGCCGGAATTGCAGCAGACCACTGCGGTCACAAAACAGCTCCGCGTAGCAGCGTACTGCCGCGTCTCGACCAAGGAAGAAGAACAGGCCAGCAGCTATGAAGCGCAGTGCGAGTATTATACGGACAAAATTATGTCCAACAAAGAATGGACGATGGCTGGCATTTTCGCGGACGAAGGCATCACAGGCACGTCCACGAAAAAGCGCACGGAGTTCCTGCGGATGATCCGCCAGTGCAAGCAGAAAAAGATCGACCTCATCCTTACAAAATCTATTCAGCGGTTTGCCCGCAACACGCTTGACTGCATCAATTATACGCGCATTCTTCGACAGCTTGGCATCGGAGTCCTCTTCGAAAAAGAGAATATCAACTCACTGCCGACTGACAGTGAATTTATGATCACCATGTACGGTGCGATGGCGCAGTCCGAGAGCGAGTCCATCTCCGGCAACATCCGCCGCGGCCGGCAGATGCACGCAAAAGTTGGAACGCTCAAGGTTCCCTGTTACCGACTTTACGGTTATGAAAAAGACGCAAATGGCAAATTCCGCATCATCCCAGAACAGGCAGAAATTGTGCGCGAACTCTACAAGCGATATGAGAGCGGTGCCAGCCTGCGAAATCTGCAAGACTGGCTGGAGGAAAATCAGATCAAAACGGTTCTCGGAGAATCAAAATGGACAACGACATCCATCAAGAGCATCCTGACGAATGAAAAATACTGCGGCGATGTCTTGCTCCAGAAAACGTTCCGGACAGATGTGATCAGCAAGAAGGTCATTAAGAATATCGGTCAGATGGCGCAATACTATATGCCCGATCACCATGAAGCCATCGTCAGCCGGGAGCAGTACAATGCAGTGAAAGCAGAAATGGCACGTCGGAGCGCCCTGCGCAGCCCATCCAAAACGGCTGTGACAGGACGCTCCTGTTATACAAGCAAATACGCGCTGTCGGACAGGCTCGTGTGCGGCGAGTGCGGGACGCTTTACCGGCGATGCACATGGACGTCGCTCGGGCGAAAATACCCCGTATGGCGCTGCACCAGCCGCCTGAATTACGGCACAAAATACTGCCGTGATTCCCCGACAATCAAGGAAGAACCGCTGCAGGCGGCAATTCTGGAGGCAATCAACTCCGCCATGAGTAACAAGCCTGCTCTGCTCGACCGTATCAGGAATGCAGTTTCCCTGGAGCTCCTGCCCGTGCAGGGCCAGACCATGAGCCTTGCTGACATCGAGCGCCGACTGGCGCAGCTCGACGAGCAGTTCCATCGCCTGCTGGCGGAAGCCATTGATGCCGAAGATAAGGAAGCCTGCAATGCACAGTTCGCGGAAATCCTGGCCGAGCAGACTTCCCTCAAAAGGCAGAAGGAAGCAATTCTGCAAAGCAGTAGCAACGCAGACCTCGTCTGCGCCCGCATGAAGCAGGCAGAGCAAGCCATAGAAAGCGCCGCGCAAACGATCACAGAATGGAACGAAAACGCCGTCCGGCAGATCGTGGAGCGCGTGACCGTCCTCTCTGCTGACGAGATTCTGGTGCAAATCAAGGGCGGTGCGGAAATCAAGCAAACGATAAATGAGTAAAAGAAGATTCCCCGTTCGATTCCGTGCAGCACCTCTTTGTGTGGGCAAGCAAAGTCTTTACCACAAAGTCCACTTCAAAAAAGAGCACTGGAAAGCCGCACCAGCTGAATGAAGCGGTCAACAAAAACATACAGCGAAGGCACGACCAAGCGTCGTGCCTTTTACGTTATCCACAATTACCGTGAGCCATTCAGAAGCGCTGTTGTCCTTGCATTGACACCCATAAGCTCCCGCTGCGTCTGCCGGTTTACTTGGCACATGGGCATCAGAAAATTCACAGCCTTTCGGATCTGCTGCAGGTCAGAAGAAGTAAGAGCATTCTGATGCAGATGCTCCAAAACACGGCTGTAAGCGTCCTTCAAAGATGCGGACACGGCAGGCTGAAAGAAATAGGTTGAGATCAGGCCGCCGATCAGGGCGGCTTCGTTATCGGTATACTGCATGACTGCTCCTCCCTCACAAGAATCAAACGAACGGGGCAATCATACCACAAAATATTGTAGCAGGCTATTCGCAAAACGACGAAATATACGATGCGCGTCAGCGCGGAAAGGAGAAGCCATGAACGTCAGAAAACCTGTGGATTACGGCACAATGCATAGGGAATTGACCGCAATTCTTGCGCAGAATCTTCCGCAGATGGATGAAGTATACGCCATCGGCAAGGCCATCAGCCAGCGCCCGGAGAAAGGCGCAGCGGTCGCAGCGGCAGAGTTTTTGCAGGCGAATTTCCCTGACCGCACAGGCTTTTCCCCGCGCAATGTGCGCCGGATGCGCGATTTTTACAGGACTTATGAAAATGACCAAACGCTCCTCCGGCTGGCGATGAAAATTGGCTGGACGCTGAATGTGGTGATCATGGAAGCGGAGCTGACAAGAGATGTGCGCAAATGGTATCTGGAGCAGGCGCGGGTACAGCAATGGTCAAAGACGGGCTTGATGGAAAAACTGGCATCTGCAGCACATCCGGAAAAAACACTCGACGAGAAAACAAATACCTGTTACACTGAGAAAAAGATTACTGATGATAGCAAGCGGTGGAGTACAAAGATGATATGTACTTTCTGGAAAAGAATCCGCTTTATCTTTCAACACAAGGCAACTGGATTGTTTTGGCGTGTTCCGATTCAACTAATCTTGGCGAGAAATCAGTGGCTACTCTACGCGCGATGTTAAAGACAATATGAATCTTTGAAGTGAGGCGGTATATATGCAAAAGAAATATCAGGTGTTTATTAGTTCTACATATGTGGATTTAATAGAGGCACGGGCAGCCGCCACACAATGCTTGTTGGACAATGACTGCATCCCCGTTGGAATGGAACAATTTCCAGCAAGTGAAATGAGCCAAATGGAATATATCAAGAAGATGCTTGATAATTGTGATTACTATATCTTAATATTAGGTGGAAAGTACGGCTCTCTGGACACAGACGGTATTGGATTCACAGAAAAAGAATACGATTATGCCGTAGCACAAAAAATACCCATCATGAGCTTTGTTTATGACATGCCTGAAGACTTGCCAAATAAATTCTGTGAGACAACGGATGACCTGCGTGAAAAATTCAAGAGATTCAGGGAAAAAGTCTGCAACGGGAGACTGGTGAAGTTCCATTCTGATAATGGAACACTGAAAGCCAATATTGTAACGTCGATTCACCACTGCATTAAGGATTTTCCCGCTATTGGATGGGTGCGGGGTGACAGCGTTAGCGTCCTTGAGAATTTTAATGCAGAACTTTTGCAGAGTGTGCAGAAATTTCAATCAGCACAAGAGACGATTGGTCGTGAGATCGCAGCACAGAAGAAAATGACAGAAGAAAAACTACAGCAGCTGGAGGAGAAAGTTGATAATATTCCGCGGGCAAGTATCCATGTAGAGGATAATGAAGCTGGTGGGCAGACGGTAATAATTGATGGTGGAAATGCAAGAGACTTTGACGAATATGTGCAAGGAAAAGTAAAAAAATATGTCGATGGTCGAATCGCTTCAGATGACGAAGTTAATGAGATGCTTCAAAACATCTGATGCATTTTAAGGAGAACTGACAGATGCAGAACGAAAAATATCTGGAGCTGGACGCGCTTGCTGCACCGAACGGCTATGTCGCGCCTCCGACGAAAGAGGATTTGGCCTACGTTGTCCACTTCCGCAAGACTTGCCAGCGGTATCAGATCGATTTTGCAAAGGCTGACTCGGACGAACGTGACTTCGTGATCCACATGGCAGAGAAAACATTTTTGCAGAAGCGTGCCTGATTTTCCTGCTGATTGAATCCACGGCGGTAAGACAGGGGTTCATCTATAGTGTAGTGAAAACACATCAAGCTGCACCCAAAAAGATGCCGCTGCGAAAAGCCCAGAAGTTTCAACGACTTCCGGGTTTTTTTGCGCCCAATTTTTGAAGTCGAAAAAAAAGATATCAAAGAGGGTTTTGGCAAAATCAGTGGACTTGAACCTTTACGCACGCGTTTTTGGGCCGCTTTTCCGGAGTTTTTTCGGGAAAGCGGCTCTTTTTTGTCCTCGGCAAAGTGTAGAATTTTGACTGGCGTTTTTATTGGTCTTGCCGAATACGCACTCCAAGCACAGATGCCAGCGCGTTAGCCAGTTGTGCGACGCTTCAGACGTTAAAACCGCAGGCAAGCCCCATCCCACTCCGGGACGAAACCACGGCGTATTGGCGATGCTGGGACGCGAGAAAGCAGACCTCCCGTTGCGCTGGCAACGGGAGGTCGTTTATCTGCTGGCTCTTATAAGAGCATCGGTTTTCAACGTCACGCTCATCATGTCCTTGTGGGCTTCGCGGCTATCGCGGGTATCGCGGCAGAGCGGCGAGAGAAATGTCAGCGCGTTCTGAATGCGGCTCAGATCAGACGCAGAGAGCGTATTCTCGCGCAGATGGCACAGCACCCGGCGATAGGACTCGCGGAGCTTTGCGTCCACGGACGGCTGGAAGAAATAGTTTGAAATAAGGCCGCCGATCAATGCGGCTTCGTTATCGG